AGCACCTCAACACGATGCTCAATTACGCGCTGATTTTGAAGCGCTCACACAGATGGGAACGGAGATCACTGCGACGGTTACTGTGCAAGGTTGGTTTAATCCAGATGGAGTTTTGTGGAAACCTTACATGGATGTCACGGTCGATTCACCGATGGCGGCATTGCCGTATACAACAGTGCTTACTTGTGTCTCGGTTATTTTTCAACAAGACCGTCAAGGTGGCACGCGCACAACGTTAGAATTAAAGCAGCCTTGGGCGGTGTTGAAGTACGGTTACCAACTGAGTGACAACGATCCTAGACGCCCAGGTGCGAACACTACAGCTGCACCTCCTTCATCTGGTGGCAATATACCAACGCAGTTCTGAATATGCACAGCTCAACTCCAGTCGATACGAATTTTCGTGGTTACAATTCAGGCGGTTCGCGCACGTTGATCGACACGATTGACGATGCGAAGTTGATGCAAGAGTCAAACAAGACGACGGGCATGGCGGGCGAGTCATGGCCCACATGTGAAGCACCCCAGAACTATGGTTTCACATCTGTTGTAAATGATGCGAGAAAGAGTGCCAATCCTGGCAGTATTCAACAGTGTGCTGAAGGCTTTATGAGCTTTCTTGGAGGCAATCGCAATCTGCCGATCTTAGCCATGATGGATGATCGTCGCCATCGGTTGCTCAACCTCGCGAAAGACGCAGCCAAGGGTGCAACGGCGATGTTTGGTCTCAAGGAGTGGGGCCAGCAGCTATTGAATACTGCTGACGGCATGTTTATGACCGGCAACACTGAGAAGAAGATGCGGTTTGCTCTTGTTGATAATAAGAATGGACAATCACAACAGAGCAGCGGCGGTGGCGGCGGCGGCGGTGCTAGTCGCCATGGCCCTATCTCTTTGGCTCTTCGCGCAATGGGAGCCATAAGGCGCGCAGATGGTCGAATTGTGATCCCCTCGAAGTCGGGGGTTGAGTTTGATGTTGAAGAATTCATCGTTGAGCCTCGCGCGACCAATGGCGGCGGTAGCAGCGGCGGCACAAACAGTGATGGAACCCAAGGATCAAGCAATCCAACAGGACAGAAGACCCTTCACAAAGAGGATAGCCAAACTTACATTGACGTCACAAAGGACAGGATGGAGCATAGGCGCGGCGACGGCTACGTCCATGTCGAGGACAAACACGTCACCACATATTATCAGGACGACACGAAGTCAACGCGCGCTGATGATTCGCACGTCCATATTCATTTTGGCGGCAATAATATTTGGGTTGATAACGGCGGCTGCTGGTCATCGAAACCGATCCAAATCAAAGGTTGCACAGATCAAGGGGGTGGTCAAACTGGCACGCAAACTGGCGGCCCTGCTGCTCATTCAGCGAGCGACCCGCTTTCGATTGACAGCACCGGCAACATGTCGATGGCGGTGCAGAATCCAATCGCGGTTATGACCGGACTTGAATACACCCGTGACGTCGATCAATCGTGGGATCGTGCACCGAGGACGGTGCAGCCGCTCGGCTTGTTATGCAAATCGCCGTTGTTTGTCGATACAGACGGGTATCTAACATCGAGCGGCGGTGGGGTCGGTACGGTGCCTGAAGCGCCGAACGACGCTTTCTATTACGCTCGGCATGCTTTGAATTGGTCCGCGCTCGGCAGCATGGCGAACCAGAATTCGAATGCTGTTAACATAACTGGTGGCACAATCGATGCAGGTGCATACTGAATGACTGCCGCAATCCAGCATCGGCGAACATCTACTGCAAATAATCCTCCTGCTAATAATTCATTAGCTCAGGGTGAATTTGCGGTAGAGATGGCGAGTGTTCCAGCTAAGCTTTGGTGTGGAGTTCCTACTTCTATCAGTGCAAATGGTTTGATCCAATTAACTCCAACTCCGGCTGCTCTGACCAAGATTGATGATATAAATGTTACTTTAACACTTGGAGGAACCCCAGCTACTGCCTTGCTTCAAGCAACCTCAATCACGGTTGGTTGGACTGGGACATTGGCCAATGCTCGATTGGCCAATATGAATGGAAACACGCTCAAAGGGAACAACACTGGAAGTGCGGCAGCGCCTATCGATCTCACTGTCGCACAAGTTAATGCGATGCTTCCTATATTCACCTCTACATTAAATGGGCTTGCGCCTTCGAGTGGTGGTGGTACAGCGAATTTCTTGAGAGCAGATGGAACATGGGCCGCTCCTGCTGGCGGTGCAACGACCAATACTTATGCCGGCGGCGGTCAACTTACTTATGTCAGCACAACGGCGCTCAAATTTGCTCCATTCAACGGCGGCACTATTATCATCAATGGGACTGCTTATTCAATTCCATCTGCTGGCATTGCCGGACTTGGTAATACCAGCGTGTTTATCAACGGAGTGTCCGGCAACCTCGCTGTAAATACGCTCTACTATGTTTACTGCTTCAATAACGCTGGTACGCTAACTGCTGACTATTCAACCACTGGTCATTCGATAAGCGCAACAGCAGGTAATGTTGGAACTGAAATCAAGACTGGCGATGATACGCGCAGTTTGATTGGCATGATACGTACCGGCTCGCCTGCAAACTTCAGTGCTAATCTGGTATTGAGTTGGTTCAATCGTCGGCGCGTTGTTTCACGAACGACTGATACGTCGCAAGGAACGCTTACAGTAACGGCTCAAACCTATACTGAGTTTTCAACTGCTTTCCGCGCGACGTTTCTGTTGTGGGCAGGTGATGTCCCAGACTTACGGGTGGAAACATCATTGCAACAGAATGCTGCAATTTATTGGCAAGCCGCAATTTTTGTAGATGGCTCCGCTAGAGGCATCGATACCCAAGGCATCAATGCCACTCCTGGATATACCCTTCCGTGCACTATTGTGGGAAGTGTATCTGGATTGGCAGAGGGTTACCATTTCGCTCAATTTATGGGTATCGCCACGCAAGCTGGTTACGCCGTGTATATGGGTTCTGCTGGGGTAACGACTACGAATGCAATAGAAGCTCGGGTGATAGGATAGTGCCATGACCGCGACAATCAAAATCAGGCGTCGTGTCGGCTCAGCTGGCGTTCCTCCATCGCTTGCTGAAGGCGAGCTTGCATTTCAAGATCCTGGTGGTGGTCCTGCCAGTTTGTACATTGGTACAACCCCGACAGCGGTTTTGACGCTTGTCAATGCCGCTCGACAAGTTGAGATTGCTGGGGCACAAACAATCACAGGAACAAAGACTATCGCGGTTGGCGCTCTCAAAATTACAGGTGGTGCAAACACTAATATTCTAACCACGGACGGAGCGGGTAACCTAAGCTGGACAGCGGCTCCTGGCGGAGGCATCACGGCTGTTTCCCACGACACAACGTTGACTGGTGATGGCAATACAACTCCACTCAGTGTCATAAAGCTTGCGACGGCGCGCACGATTGGCATTGCAGCGACCGGGGGCACCACCATCACTGCTACATCAGCGAGCTTCGATGGTAGCGCCAACGTCACAATCAGTGGGTTCGAAGTCACAGGACTTGACGGTGGCACGTACTAAAGAAATTCCCATCTTTGAAAGCAACCCCAAGGAGTCAGAAGACAACCCACGTTATGTTGTCTCTCGACAAATTGGTGCAATTGTAGAAGAGTTGCCTGATGAGCCTAAAGAAGAAATACCTCGATACATTGTTTTGCAAGAAGACAAAGCAACCCCAACCTGACATCGAACTAGAGGCCACCATCGCAAGTCATCCTAATGGTTTGATTGTAATGCAACTAAATCAATCTTTGCAGAGCATCTTTCTTAGCGCAGAAGAAGCTTGTGCAATCGCCAAAGCGCTTTTGTTAGAGGCGCGAAGAGTTAGGGTCAGAGCAATCCATGCCCGACATTAGACTAATACAGAACACAAACTTTCTACACCCATACGCCAAGTCAAACGTTAGTGTTGACTGGCTACTTTTGAATGACGGCACGCTCGATGAGACACAGGCGCTCGCGACGGCGGTTGTTGTGGCGCTTGGCACTGATGCACTTGCTGGTCCCACGGATATATTGCCAGACCCTGACTCGACTGATCGCAGAGGGTGGTGGGGCGATCTTGATGCGCAAGAGATTTGGAACGGTTGGAATATTGGATGCAAGCTTTGGCTGCTTTCTCGGGCAAAGATTGTAGGTCCGGAGTCTTGGGAAGGTGCGACGGTTACAAGGGTGGAACAATATATTCGTGCTGCAATCCAGCCATTCATCGACCGGCGCATTGGCTCAAAAATGTGGGTCCAGGCTGAACGTGTGGATCGCGAACAGATAAATGCAATAGTGCGATTATATCGCGGACCTACACTTGAGATTGAAATGCAGTATCAAATTCTATGGACCGATATTATTGAGACGGGCAGTGCTTGGAATGTCGGCGTTCTTCCTAATCCAGAAGGTGCACCAGAACCGTTCCTCTAATGCCTTGGCAGACCCCAACTCTGAAGACAGTACGCGGGCTTGTGCGCGATGCTATTCGTGGCAATTTGCCTGGTGCTGATGCAAGCATTCCCAACAGTGTATTGCGCGTCATGTCTGATGCGATGGGGGCGCTGTGTCATCTCACTCTGCAATTCATCGATTGGCTCGCGTTGCAGCTTCTGCCGGACACCGCTGAACATGAATGGCTAGACCGGCACGGCAATATCTGGCTAACAAATTCTGACGGTACGACAGGCCGTAAATTGGCGACACTTGCGGCAGGGGTCGCGGACTTTCAGGTAACTGCGCCAAGTATAGTGATTCCGATGGGAACGCAGCTTACGTCGGATAATGGTATCGGTTATGAGACGACGCAGCTTGTTGTTGCAACTGGACCAGATGTACCGATTCCAGTTCCCATTCGCGCGCTCGATCCCGGCAGTGCAGGCAATCAAGACCCTGGAAGCTTTTTGACAGTAGACACATCGGCAGTTCCGGAGCTCGTGGGGAATGCTACAGTTGAAAGCCTTGATGGCGGCACCGACGAAGAGACTGATGACGAACTACGTTTTCGCGTTCTTGCACGTATTCGTCAGCCACCACAAGGCGGTGCAGCGCATGATTACGTCGTTTGGGCGCTTGCTGTGCCTGGCTGTACGAGAGCATGGGTGAGTCCACTTGAGATGGGAATCGGCACGGTTACTGTTCGTGTGCTCTTCGATGATCTCCGCGCCGATGATGATGGCTGGCCGCAGCTTGCTGATCTTGAGGCAGTAACAAATTACATCGACACTGTTCGCCCGGTCGCAGTTAAGGACTTTTGGGTTCTAGCTCCCGTCAAGCAGCGCGTTGATGTTATCATCAAGTTGATTGATCCAGACAACACTGAGATACGTGCGGCGGTCGAAGCCAGCATCAAGGACATGTTTTTTACGCTTGCGCAACCTGGGCAAACTATTTTTGCTGCTTGGAAAGTTCAGGCGATCATGAACACTGCCAACGTGAGGTCAGTCGATCTGCTCGATTATCATGACGACATGATGGCATCGCCTGGTCACATGGCCGTTCTTGGAGATATTGTCTATGGCTAATAATTGGGATCGTTATGTTCGGCGCTCGGGCACAGATTATGCGGAGCAATTCTTGAAGCTGTTGCCGGTCGGTCAAGCATGGCCGAAAGCGCCTGGTTCCATTTTACAGCGTGTTTGTTACGGGCTTGCAGATTATTTTGGGTTTGTGGATAGTCGTGCAGGCGACTTGTTGGAGCGTGAAAGCGACCCGCGCAAAACGATAGAGTTGTTACCTGATTGGGAACGAGCCTGGGGTCTACCTGATCCGTGTTTCCCGTCAGCGACAACGATTGGCGAGCGTCAGAAGATGCTTGTCATGTTTATGACGTGGCTCGGGGGTCAGTCGCGTGCCTATTTCAAGAAGGTTGCTGCATTCGTTGGTTACACTATTGAGATCAAGGAATTCGCGCCATTCATGTGCGGTATCTCTCGTGTGGGCGATACCCGTACACCACCACCAGATTCGCCAATTGAGGACCAGAATTTCCGTTGGTACATCGGGCCGCCCGAACAGCGTTTTTACTGGGAAGTCAGTGTTGGCCAAGTCGGCTTGATTTGGTTTCGCGCTTCGGCGGGTCAGGCTGGTGTTGACCCTCATTTGAAAATTAGCGTACCGACAGAATTGATCTGTCTGCTCAATCGCTGGAAACCTGCTCACACTTACATAGTTCCAGACTTCAGCAAGCTGGCATTTGGCGGACCAATGCAGGGCACACCTTAACTAAACAGGAGAGGGATTGTGAAATACGTTCAACCCTACGGCATCTCTGATCCCAACGCCTCTTATATCAATGGCGATCCCTCCATCGCGCGTCAAGGTTCTATTCCGCCAGCAGCGGCGTTTGAGAACCCGATGCGTGAACTTGTCCACATCATCACGGACAGCAACATCGTTCCGAGTGACACTGATCTTGAGCAGTGTGCCAAAGGCATGCGCTCGCAATTTATGAACTATTGCATAGACACTGGGTCAGTTAACACACTGTCGGTCGCGCTCTCTCCTCCGATTGGAGCTTATACTTTTGGCCTTCCTTTGCGCGTTAGAATCGCCAACACAAACACCGGATCGACCACAATCGATGCTGGTGCTGGACGTGTGCCGGTCAAAAAGCCGAATGGTTCTGAATTGCAGCCAGGTGATCTTCCTGCTTTTGGTCTCGCTGAATTAGTCTATGATGGCACTGTATTTCAGATGATCAATTTTACTGGCGCTGCTCCTAGCGGCCCACCTCAAACCTTTTTGTATAACAT